TAGCACCTCCGACTATGGCGTTGGGTTTCGCGCGGCCTTGTATCTATGATGCCTGAGCGATAGCGATGGGCATACACGATGAAGCTAAACTTGACCAAAAATTTATAGAATTTGTAAAACTGATGACTATTTATTTAAATCATTTTCCTAAACATGAAAAACTTGGCCTTGCCTTGCAAATAAGGCAGGCCGCTTATGACATGTATAGCTTTATTGTAGAAGCCCAAAAACGCTACCATAAAAAAACGGCACTCACCAACCTTGATGTGAAGCATGATCAGCTGCGTATGTTAATTAGATTGGCACATAGCTTAGGTTATTTTGAGTTTAAAGAAGGGGTAAAGTTAGAAAAATCTGCAACGGCAACAAGTGCCCATCGTTATTTAGCGCTATCTAGATTAGTAGATGAGCTAGGCAAAATGATAGGCGGCTGGATTGTTGCAGATCGTAGGCTTGAGAAAAGGGAGGTATCTTAACATGTGCCCGATTTCTGGCGGTAATTGGAACAATTCGTCTACCGCGGGCGTCTGGTTATTGAATCTCAACAATGGGCGTAGCAACTCCAACAATAACGTTGGGTTTCGCGCGGACTCGATTTCACCTCATAGATTAATTAATCATAGTGGAATCAAGGGAGATACTTTCCTGTGCGTAGGACTACTTACGGCAAAATCGGCAGGCTTCTGCATTTCTAGTAGGGCAAAGCACCGCCTCGAAAGTCAGGCATTATGAAGCGTAAAGGTTTTTTATATGATCAGGCTTTTACTCATGAGGCATTATTAAACGCATTTTATGCTGCAGCACGTCATAAGTACGGCAAGCGAGCATGCTTTAACTTTGAAAAAAATCTAGCCGCTAATATTGATAATTTATATCAAGAATTAGCTGATGGTAGTTATATGCCACGGCCTTACTATGCCTTTATGGTGTATGAGCCTAAAGCACGCAAGATATACGCCCCAGCCTTTAGAGATTTAGTGGTACAGCATGCCATTTATGCGATTGCTGGCCCTATATTTGATAAGACATTTATTGAACAGTCATTTGCCTGCCGTATTGGTTACGGTACCCATAAGGCGGCTGACTATGCCCAGGCTACCTTACAAAAATGTAATGCAGAAAGTTACACCTTAAAACTAGATATTAGAAAATTCTTTTATCGAATTGATCGTTTCATCTTACGTCAATTAATCGAGCATAAAATAAAAGACAAACGATTTGTCAATGTCATGATGAGATTTGCTGATCATGGTGAAGCCATTGGTATTCCTATTGGCAATTTATTATCGCAACTCTATGCGCTTATCTATTTAAACCCGCTAGATCACTTTGTTAAAAGAATATTGAAAGTTAAATATTACTGCCGTTATGTAGATGATTTTGTTTTATTTAATCAATCAAAACAGGCCTTATTAACATTCAAACAAAAAATAATAATGTTTATTGATGGCCTTAAATTGGAGTTATCAAGATTTACTCTAAGCAAAATTAATAAAGGGATTAATTTTGTAGGCTATCGCACCTGGGTAAATAAAAGATTTATTAGGCGGCATAGCTTATATAAATACCGTCAATCGGTAAAACGTGGCGAAATGCAAAGCATTGTTTCAGCATTGGGCCATGCACGTAAAACACATTCATTGCAGTTTATGCTGCGCAATTTAAAGGAGAAATACTATGGGTACTATTGTAGCTTACCAAAAGCATATCGACACGCTCACAACTAAAGAGCTTAATTTACCTACCGATGAGAATAACCAGCGCTTAGGCACTGAATTAGCAACAGTAGAGGGCGTCACATATGTGAGTTTGCCTATTGGCGTAGATTTGCCAGAAACGCAACCAGCAGAAGTGGCGGCTAGCATTAATGTAGTGACATTAAATCCTGCATTAACATTAGCTATTAGTAATGCCAGCCCACACGTTAAATTAATCCGCCAACAAGTAGCTGAGTTGATTGCTCAAGAATACTCATTTGCCGATGAAATTAAATTATTACGCACCGCCCCTAGCGCAGAGTTCGAAGCATACAACGACTATGTAGAACAATGCCGCCAATGGGGTAGAGATAAAAAACAGGCGATCGGGCTATAACAATGGAGTTTATGTTCTCATACTTAAATTGCTGGCTGGGTAAGCTTTATATTCCTAATAAATATATCCCAGCCGATAAGCAAGCACATTTTATTAGTGGCGCAATACTAGGTGCAATATTCTACATATTTATAGGCTATGCCTGCATATTAGTAGTATCAAGTATCGCGTGCTTAAAAGAGTTTTACGACTGGGAACATAAAGCAATACATACTCCTGATATTTTTGATTGGTTATCCACAAGTTTAGGTGGATTTTTGCCCGTGTTGTTCAGTGCGCTTTTCACTGTGGCTATATTTTGATTGGACATGATATGGAATTTCAACAGTTGGTGAATCTTATTGTAGGGGCAACATTATCAGTATTAGGCTGGTTTGCTCGACAACTTTGGCAAGCAGTACAAGATTTAAAAAATGATATGAAGCAAGTAGAGGTAGCGCTACCTACGCATTATGTCCGTAAAGAAGAACTTGAAACTCGACTTGATAAACTTGAAAACCTAATGAATCGTATTTACGAAAAGTTAGATACTAAGGCTGATCGATGAATAAGTTTATTAAGGACTGCTTTACTACGCACAACGGTGAAACGTGGGATATAGGCCGTGTACTATGGGCATTATCTGTTTTAACCTTTCTCGGCTGCGCAATATACGCCCTCTATAAAGGTCAACCATGGGATGCAGTAGCCTATGGTACTGGCGCAGGGTTAGTATTGGCAGGAGGTGGTGCTGCACTTGGCTTTAAAAAAGGCACTGAATTACCATGAAGATTACCGTTATACGTACGCATGGTACTAAAGGTTTTACTCATGGCCAACTACATATTGATGGCGTCTACTTTTGTGACACCATGGAGGATCAAGAACGCGACATAAAAATTGATGGCGAAACAGCGATCCCCTGTGGGCAATATAAAGTAATTATTAATATGAGCGCTAGATTTAATCGCCTTATGCCATTATTACTCAATGTACCTAACTATACCGGTGTGCGTATTCATTCCGGCAATACCTCAGCCAATACTGACGGCTGTCTGTTAGTAGGCAAGCCCTATAAAAATGATTTTATCACCGCCTCGAAAGAAACATTCGCCGCATTATTTAAAAC